CAACACGAAATGCAACACGGAGATGATACAATTTTTAGTTGCCAGCAAATTGATAGTAATTTTATGCTGGCAACTATTGTCAGACAATTCACTCAAAAATTTATTTGAAAACATCCATTTAAATAGGTAGAAACTCGACTTTGTTAGTCTAAGATTAGCCTAAGCAGAAACTTAACTCAAATTGCAATCAAGTCACGCCACATGTCCTGTCCACAGATGCCATCGCCTCTACCATTTCCGATTTTCTTACCCTGTTTCATTCGTTCTACTTGATATTTGTTGACAGCGTTCATAAGCTGTTTTCCAAATACTCTATCTAACTTCCCATCATAGTATCCTCGTGCTTTCAGAATCTCTTCTAAAAGCAATACACTTGTGTTGCAATCTCCAGCTTTACAGCTTTTCGGTTCGAACATATATTGTACCTCCTTTGCTGTCGTATTTACTGTTGTATTAGATGCGCTAGTATTAGTATTATTTGTACTCTTTGCATTAGCAATTTCTGTAAAAGGGAAATTTTTCCCTGGGCAATTTGTTGAGCATACTTCTCTATGAGCCTGTACTTTGCTAATTTTATATTTCTGCTTAAGATAAGCTACAAGCTCTTTTCCGGCATTAATCTGCGCCTGAGGCATAGTTTCCGTCATATAAGAACCCTCGAAACAAATTCCAATGCTATCAGAATTTGAGCCAGATGCGTGTGCTCCTATTTTGCCTTCCGGACGCAATCTGTAAACAGTTCCATCTTTTCTCACAAGAAAGTGATATCCTGCTCCAGACCAACCATTATTCAGATGCCACTGGTGAATATCCTGTGCAGTGCAATTGCTAGCTTCTGCGTGATGAATAATAATTCTGTTTGTACTGTTTCTATTTGTCAAAGCAGTTCTGAACTTTAAATTTGTTTCAATAATATTCATGCCAATCTCCTCTTTGTTCTTCAAAAAAAGAGGGCTTTTCTGCCCTCTAAGTTTATTTTTTATTGTATTTACTTCTGTTCCAGATTTTTGTAATCCGTTCCCATCCTCCTGTGCTTACTAAATACACAATAAAAGCAGCAATCATGGCAGCAAAAATATAATACCACTCAATCACTACTTTATAGTAAGTGCACAAGATAATTACGCTAATTGGTGTCAAAATCAATGCTGTGACTAATGCAATGACATTTGTCTGAATCTTTTTAAGACCCGGCATTTCTTTGATTGACTGTACAATTACACTTACCAAAAAAGCAAGAACTCCGATTCCTGTCAGCAAGTAACTCATATACTGCAATAGCATCTCTGCACTAATTACTCTTTCCATTCTGAACCTCTCTTTCTAATTCTTCCAAACTATCAATTCTGTGATGAGCAGACCGTGTGGACTGCTCTACCACTACCATTCTCTCAATCAGATTATTATGTTTCTTTACTTTTTCTTCCAACTGTTCAATGCGATACATTGTCAGCTTATTCGCCGTCATAATCCCCGCAAGAGACCCTGCAAGTGTGCCAAGCAAGGAGCAGACAGCAACTACAACTTCTGGTTGCATTGCGCCACCTCCTATGCTAATACCCAACAAAGATTAATATAATATTCTTTATTAGTCTCTGATAATTGTGAGTCATTCACAAGAGCTACTACTCCATCTGTATTAATTCCGATGTTTCCGTAGCGCAAATCATATCGAGGAGCAAGGAGGCGCACATAGCGATTCGGGCGATAACCCGCTGGAATCGTTGCAAGTGTTGCACCTGCCGCTGTTGCGCTTGTTTTTAATCTTCCTAATGCAACCACAATATTGCCATGCTTTCTAAGTGTGATATCTCCTGTGCTTCCGCTTGCTAATGTTGCTTTTGCTGTCGTGCCGTTAAAAATCGCTTCCGCTGTTGTTGTAGAATTATCTGAGTTTGTATGTGCTACCTGTGCCGAATCTGTTTTGTGATGGTATTCATCCCATGTACTTCCATTAAAAATTTTAAAAATTGCTTTCTTAATTGCCATTCTTTTACCTCCTACTATATATTAATCCAAACAGTTCCAGTTGCGACTCCGGTCGGAGCAGATGTTTGAGTATAAATTTTTGTTCCATCTGCACCTTTAGGACCAGCCGGTCCCGTTGCTCCTTTTTGTCCAGTATCTCCTTTCGGTCCAGTCGCTCCAACTACTCTACCTAAATCAACTGTGCTTGCCATTTCTTACCTCCATTTTACTTACGGATAAATTGCAATCAAATGTCCATTCGAATCAATCTGAAACGTCGGGCTATCACCTTTATCGCCTTTGTCGCCTTTTGCTCCGGTTGCACCGGTGGCACCTTTTGCACCTGTATCTCCCTTATCTCCTTTAGCTCCGGTTGCACCGGTGGCGCCTTTTGCTGCTATCTGTAACCAATAAGTCGTATTCGTTGGAATGATACTAGAAGAAGCAGTGTGGCTCTTGATACAGGCATAGGTATTGCCATTGTATGTAACGATATCAATATAAGATGTATCATTCACATAAGCAGTTCCGGATGCCCATGCATTTTTCAGTCTCATACTGACACCGGTCGAACCTTTTGCTCCGGTATCTCCCTTTGCTCCAGTTGCGCCAGTGTTTCCGGTTGCTCCTTTTGCTGCAATTTGAGTCCAGTATGTAGTATTTGTCGGAACGATGTTGGAAGAAGCAGTATGACCTTTTGCACAAGCATAAGTACTGCCGTTGTAAGTCACAATATCAATATACGTCCCATCATTGACATAAGCAGTTCCAGATGCCCATGCGCCTTTCAAACGCATACTCACACCTTTTGCACCTTGTGCCCCCTGCGGTCCCTGCGCTCCAATCGGTCCTTGCGCACCTGTCTCGCCTTTTGCACCTGTCGCTCCAGTAGCTCCTGTTGCCCCCTTGATATTGCCGGTCTTCGACCATGCACCAGAGGCTCTTTTATATACATCAAAATTCGATGTATTTAAGAAGAAATCTCCGTCTTTTCCCTGTGATGCAGATGGTGCAGCTGTTCCGGTCAACCATGTTGCCCCATCTGCTCCTTTTGCACCAGTCGCACCAGTTGCACCCTTGTCACCTTTTGCTCCTGTCGCACCGGTATCGCCTTTTGCTCCTTTCTCACCTTTTGGTCCTTGTAAGTCAACAACCATCTGAAAACCGGAGATATGTACTTTGTATCCTGCCGGAAGTCCTGCTTTTAACTTAATTCCTTTTCCATCTGAGTTTTCAGTAAATGTCGTTCCATCCTGTCGTACACCATCAACATATACTTCCAGAGCATTTCTATTCAACGGAAACTGATAATCTGTCCAAGAAAAAGAAGTTTGCCCCTCTGTAGAGGTAAAAATCTTCTCAAAACGAATATAACTTTCTGTACTTCCTGCCGGTCCCTGAACACCCTGTTCACCTTTATCACCTTTCGGTCCCTGTGGTCCAGTCGCACCAGTATCGCCTTTGTCACCTTTTACACCCTGAATACCCTGTGGTCCCTGAATGCCTTGGTCTCCTTTATCACCTTTCGGTCCCTGAATACCTTGTGCACCAGATAAGTCAACGATATAAGTATAGGCACTTGAATTTTTACAATATAATTTACCGGTATCCACATCATCTACACTCCCGGTATCAATCATGACAAAACTTCCTACGCTTACTCCATCTGTAGAATATCCAGCATTCATGGCTGATACACTTTTGTAAATTTTAGCGATTTTAAACGGCTCTCCCGGGTCACCTTTTAGCCCCTGCTTTCCTTGAGGTCCCTGTGGTCCCTGTGCTCCTTGCGGTCCCTGCGGACCGATTACTTTACCTAAATCAACTGTACTCATTATTTACTCCTTTAATCTTCATAAATTGCAATCAAATGTCCATCGGTATTTATCATCATCTGAGGTGTTTTTCCATCTTCTCCTTTTATTCCCTGAATCCCCTCTACCAACTGCATAGAAGTGGTGGAAATATCTGAGATTTTTTCTAAGATGGTTTTCTGTGTCGTTCCAAATGTCGGTGAAATAGAATATCCATTCTCGTCAAAAGTCTCTGTCGTCTCAACAATTCTCTCATTCATGTTTACTGCATATTCACGGTCAACCGTTACAACGATATCTCCGATATCCCATTTAATTTTATACTGGGAAGAATCCACTTCTGAGGAGTAAGTGTCATTACAAGCACATTCTGCCAGTTT